CACCGCATTTCTTGGTAGCAAAATCGATAGCTACAGAATTACTGATGTCCGCGCCGCCCTGCAGCCGCTCAAGGAGGCCATCGAAGCCCTCAACGTGGCCGCGCTGATCATCGCCCACCCAGCCAAATCAACCGTGCTCAATGCCCTGAACTATGTGGCCGGTTCAGGTGCCTTCACCCACGGCCCGCGGTTGGCCTTCATGGCCATCGCCGACCCCAAGCTGCCCGATCGCCGGCTGTTCCTGTCCTACAAGAACAGCCTGGGGAAATTACCCGACGGGCTGGGCTATTTCATCGAAAGCGCATTCGTGGGGGAAGAACGGAATATCCTAAGCAGCCGCGTTGTTTGGGACAGCGCCCCCGTCACCATGACCGCCAACGAGGCGCTCGCCGCCACCGTCGAAAACCAGAAATCCAAGACCGCCAAGAACGAGGCCGGGGAATTCCTCCGCACCAACATGGCCGATCCCGGCGAACCCTACAGCGCTGCGGAGCTCATTGAGGCGGCTAAGGCCAAGGGCATCAATGAGCGAACCTTACGGCGCGCCGCAAACAAGATCGGCATCAGGAAATCCAAAAAGGAATTCCGCGGCAAGATGTGGTGGGAAATTCCCGATGAGTAAAAAGGTACCGTCGCGCGCGCGCGGGGGTTTCTTAAACTGTCCGGATAGCCGCATAGGGGACACTGTCCGGACACGAGTGTCCGGATAGGGTAAATATCTGAAAGAGGACAAAAAAATAGACTTAGAGAGGACTATCCGGCTATCCGGACAAACTACTATGGGATGTCCGGACAGCAAATGAGAACAAAATGGCAAAAATCATCAGACCACGGGTGCCTTACCGGCCGATCCCGAAAAACCCGAACTTCAATCCACCGCCGCTCAGCCGCATCCGCGAACGCGCCTTGGCCGGCGAGATCGACCAGCCTGGCGTCCGGTTTCGTGGTGGAGTTCGACGCTGCGCGTGCGGCGCACACAAATTCGGCTTTGGGGAAAGCTTTGTCGATATGCAAACCGGCGAAATCACCCTTGCAAAGGTGCGCCGGGTGTCACCCACCTTGCCGCCCACGCCGACGCCTCGGCGTCAGAAAGCTCACGTGAAACATGTTTCACGTGAAACAGAGGGAGAACGATGTTTGATATCATAGGAAAAAACAATTTCCTTCATGCGGGACATGGCGGGATAATGTCCCGTTCTGTCCCGTTGGGGGAATAACCCCCCCCCTTAATCTCCCCACCTTGCACAGCCAGCCAAACGGCCAGCCAATTGGCCAATTAGCCAAACCCTACCCGGAGAACCCCCATGACCCAAAACGCACCCACGGCCTTCCCAGGCGCTATGACAGACGCAGAGAAGCTTCTGCTCTCAATGCTGCTGATGACACCATCTGCCACCGCAAGAGCAGTACTACTAGAAAACTACATCGCAGAGATGGGACCACTGAGCGAGGAAGCCGGAGCCAAGGTCAGGGAACTATTAGAGAGGGAGCCCATGACCCAAAACGCACCCACGGCCTCGCCAGAGGAACTGCGCGCCGAGATCGATCGGCTGCGCGCTGCACTGCATCAAATTCTCAATGGCGTCACCGATCCACATGACAGGCTGGTGCAAGTGCTGACAATTGCCCGCGCCGCCCTGGAGCCCAAGCCATGACCGACGAAGAACGGCAACGGTTTGCCCGCAGGTTGCGCGAGCGCGCCGCCGAGATCGAGCGGCTGCGCGCTGAGAGTGCGGCTGAACTTGCAAAAGCGCTGCTGGAGATCGATGGGCTGTATGACAAGCTGGTGTTGGCCGTAAAGCAGATTGATGTGGTGACCGCCGAAAACGAGCAGTTGCGAGCGATCAACAAAGATGTCGGCATTGCCCTGGATATCGCCGCTGGCCAAGCCAAGCCTGACCTGCGCGCGTTGCTGCCGGAACTGGCCGTGATCCGGCAAGTCATGAAGGACACCAAGCCGTGATCGACTGGGCCGACAACATTCACTGCTTTCTACCCAAGCGCGAAACGGCTAGGTTGCTGGCCATCTGGCGGGAAGTTGTGGCCTATCAGGAGGCGAGCCATGGCCAAGAAACGCAGGCCTCAGGTGGCGCTCAATGTCAGGTTGCCGCCGAGACTGCACGCCCAACTGGTCAGGGCGGCCAAGCGTGAGGGCCACTCGCTGAACGACGAGATTTTGCTGCGAGCCTCCGTGCCTCCCACTGCAATCATGGACTTGCTTGGGCAGTTGGAGGATGAGTTTCGCGGTAATTTTCTTTGGATCAGATCAACATTGATGGGGATAGCTGACGAGGCCATCCGCTCCGCGTTCGTCAAGATGCTACGCAATATCGAAAACGGCGATCTGCCGATGCTGCTCAACGAGCGGCTGGCCAAAGCCAATAGCGATGTCATTCACGACGCAGTGCGGCAGGAAATGGCGGCACAGCGCGATCGCGTGGATTATCCAATCCACGAGGAGGGCGATCAGCATGAAGAAACGGAGGGGCCGGCCGCGCAAAACGGGCCTACGCTACCCGAGCGGTAAGCTGCGGCAATCGCCGGTGTCACCGCGCGAGGTGGCGGCGGCCATGCCGCACCGCCGCGGCCTGGGCGATAAGGCCACCGACCAGCGCGCCGAGACTGCGCTCGGTCGGCTGGTGCTGATCGGCCTGCTCGCGCCCGAGCTCGGTCTTGCCGGCGACACCTATGGCAGCCTGTGGCGCGGCTATGTCTACTCGATCGACGGGCCGCGTACGTTCGCCCACGGCGACGGTCACGGCTTCTCTTGCGACGGCTGTCCGGACCCGGTGGCCAAGAAGCATTGCCGCTGCGACTTCCGCAAGCGCATCTTCGAGGAGGCTCGCGGCAAGCTCGCCCAAGTCGGCACGCTGGCGGCGATGGAAGTCTACACGGTGGTGACGCAGGACCAGCGTTGCGCCAACCTGGCGGCGCTGCGCGAGGGCCTGACCGCGCTGGCCAAGCACTTCGGCTTGACACCGCGCGAAAAGCGGACTACCGAAAAAATAGTATCCGAAGTTTCGGCACCCGCCCCGTGAGGCGGGTTTTGCATATGAAGGGCCTGGACTTCTGGGCAACCGACGATTGGACCGACAAGCGTCTGCCGATGTGGGACGACTGGTCGAACCATTTCAGGCTTTGGGAGTGGCAGCTCGAAGTGTACCGCGAAGCGCTCCGCGAAGCGCTGCTGACGCCCAGCCCACTAGCTCGCTGCCGCGGTTAATCTAGCAGCCTGCGGCGGCCGAGTGGCCGGCGGCGGGCCTCTCCGGGTTCCCCCGCCGGTTTCACCTCACTTGTGCTTGCGCACCTTGTGCTTCGGCACCGAGCGCTTGGTCGCGGTCTTGTGCTTGGCGGTGGCGTGGCGGCTCTTCGGTGTATTGTATTTCCCCGTCACGGGGTCGAAGCCCTGACGGATTTTGGCCGCCAGTTCGTCCTCGTCCTCGGGGTCAGGCTCGGCCTTGGCCTTCTTGGCCTTCTCCTTCTCGGCCTTGGCGTCCTCTTCGGCCTTGGCATCGAGGTGGTCGACCTGCATCTTGGCCTCGCCCTCGGTCGGGAAGGTGTGCAGCGGCGTCTTGTCCTCGCCCTTGGTGACGACAAAGCTGTCGGGGCCGGTGGCGGTGTACTTGTGGTCGCCCATGTCGGTTACTCCCGTGTTGGGGCAGTGGCGGAATGGCCACACCTGACAACGTATCAGGACCGCAAAAGATACGGCCATTCCGGATACGGGTTAGGGATTTCCTCCCAGAACCACAGTGCGCCCTTGCGGGTGTGCCGCTCAACGAATTCTCTCTGGCTGACCATTTGCTGGGCCATGCCAGCGGCGATCGGATCGTATCTTTTCCAAGACCAGCCAAACATGATCAAAACCCCAGATCAGCAGTGGGCCAACCGCAAGCGGAAGGAGGCGGCGCGGCAGGATTGGCCACCGCACCGCCCGCGCCGCGGGTGGTGGCTTTTGCTTATCCCCGCGGCGCTGTTGGCTCTGGCCTTGCTGGGCTGGTGGCTTGCTGCCGCTGTGCCCTGAGGATCTGGTGATGGGCCCAGCCGATTGCTTCCTCGATGAAGGTCTGGCGATCGAGCGGGGTGATGCGGCCGGCGCGCTCCAGCTTGTAGTATTCCTCGATCAGGCGGGCGGCCTGCTGCATGATGATCTCGGCGCTCATGGCGGCTACTCGACGATCGGCTGGAATAGGCAGACTTTGCCATTATAGGAAATCTTCAGCCTTCCGTTTGGCCAGCCAATAACGCGCACCGAAAGCGGCTTGTTGGTTTTGTCATCCACAAAGATCGGAATTTGGTCACCCGGATCGGTACCGAGGATCATTCTGATTTCGGTGCCGCCGCATCTGATGACGCCCTCAACGTAGCAGCCTTCGGGTGTTTCCTCGCGGCAGTAGACATCTGGTTTTGGCATGACGGTGAGGCGCGGCGGTTCGGCCATGGCCGGTGCGGCCATGCTCGCCAGCAGGGCGATGGCAATGAGTGATTTCATCGGTTCGGTTCTCCGGGTTAAATGAGTGGTGACAGGGAGCGGACCTAAGACCGTCGTCCCGGTTCGACCGAGGGGCTAGCACCCCCGTGCGGCCCTGCCACCGATGCTCCGCAGGCGCATACCAAACTGTGTCACAAGCCGTGATCGGCGTCAACGGCTGATGTCTGTCACAAGCTGTGGAGGGTGATATGTTTCCTCAGATGATGGGCGGCACCGCCATGCCGGGGCTGCTGCAAATGCAGGGTGGCTACGGCGCCGATCCGCGCCAGCAACAGCGGTATCCCCTATTCGGTCAGCGGCCGCCTGGTGATCGCTCCGACCAGAACCCGCGCGGCAATCAGGGTGACCCCGGCAATCCGATGGCGGCGGAAGGCCCGCAAGGCGGACCCGGCCCGGATCCGCGTGCACCCTTGCCGCCCGATCAGAGCTACGATCCCAACACCGTTAAAACGCGCAACAACATGCTGAACATGGGCGCGATGGGGATGCAGATGCTGCAGCCGCGGCCGCCCAATCAGTCATTCCCGCCCTGGCTGCAGATCGGGAGCAAGCGCTATGGCTGAATTCCCGGCTGACGAACCGGAAACCCCACAAGACGTGCCGGACGAGCCGGAGGCACCAGCCGAAGGCGCTGAGCCGGCAAAGATGTCCCAGCAGGAAGCCAACTATCGCGAGGGCAATCCGCAGCGCAGTTGCGGCCTATGCGGCCACTTTGACAGCAAGGGCCACAGTTGCGACGTTGTCGAAGGCGACATCAGTCCGTTCGGGTTTTCCGATCTCTACCTGCGCCAGGACAATCCGTTCCGCGAGGGCGAGAAGGAGGCCTTCAAGGGCGGCACCAGGGTGGCTCCGGCGCCTGCGGCCATGCCGGCCGGCCCCCCCGAACCCGGCCTGCTGCAGATCGGCGGCAAGATGTATGGATAGAACTTGAACTCGGTAGAATTCGATCGCTGCTGGCCGTGGATGGAAGCCTCACTGAAAGAGTTCGCGGCCACCCACGACAAGGCGCATATCTGGGAGGCCATTCGCCGGGATGACGCGGTGCTGTGGCCGGGCGAGAATGCTTTCATCCTGACCACCACGATCATCTATCCGATCGGCATCAAATGCTGCTCGGTCTGGCTGCAGGGCGGCAACCTCGACGAACTCAAGATCATGTACCCGATGATCGAGAAATACGCCCGCGCACAGGGCTGTGACTGGATGATCGGCTGGGGCCGTGACGGCTGGGTTAGGGCCATGCCGGGCTGGCAGAGTTGCGGCACGCGACGCAGGAAAATCCTGACATGAACCACCGCCCGTGGGATCGCGCGCAGCCGGATGAATGGTTGCCGCGAAACCTGCGGCTATGCTGGGGCGGCTCGAGCGGCGGCGACAGCGGCGGCGGCGGCTTCACCGGCGACAGTGGCGGCGGCTTCAGTGGCGGGTTTGACGGCGGCTTTAGCGGCGCCACCACCGGCGGTGGCGACTGGGGCAGTTCCGGCTCGTTCGATGCCTCCGGCTTCAATGCATCCGGCGATCTCAGCGGCTGGGCGGGTACCGCCTATGATGCCTCGACGGCCGGCACGGGAGCCGGTGGCGGCGGCGACTGGGGCAGTTTCCAGGCCACCAGTTACGGCGGCATGAACGCGCCCAATCCGACGTTCGTGGATGTTGCCGGCCCCAATCCTGGCGTGACCACGGGCGGCGGCGACTGGGGTTCGGCCGGCACTTACAGCGCAGCCGGCACCGGCGGCGGGTTGGGCGGCACCTTCGGCACCTACAGTGGCGGCGGGCCTCTCGGCGGTGGCGGTGGCGGCGGCGGGTTCTACGGCGACGGCTACGGCGGCGGTGGCGGAGGCGGTGGAGGCGGCGGCAGTTACGGCGGCGGCGGTGGCGGCGGCGGCGGAGGCGGCGGCGGCCGTGGCGGCTTCGGTGGCTTCAATACTCCCGCCGGCACGACCAGCACGGTAGGCAGCGTTCCGGGCGGCGGCTTCTACGGCAGCAGCAAGGGTAATGACGACGCGGGCGGCAGAAGCGCTGCGCCCTCTGCGCCCTCTGCGCCCGAAGCCGCGCCGGATGCCGAGCCCGAGGCGCCATCCAAGTCCGACAGCTTGCCCGATGCCGATCCCGGTGGGCTGCAGCAGGATACCGAGCCTTCCTCGCAAGGCGCCCCGGCCACACCGGATGCGGATGCTCCGTCACAGACCCAGTCGGTTGCGGCAGCCGCCGGCAGCAAGGGCGGCGACGAGGGAGGTGGAGGTGGAGGTGGAGGTGGAGGTGGAGGTGGAGGCGGTAGGGGCGGCATCGGCAGCGATTACGCGGCGAGCCGTGGCACCGACGAGGGCGGTCCTGATGCGGCGGCCATCATCGATGCCGGCCAGCGCGCAGCCGAGACGACCGATTACGGCACTGCGGCAAACATTATCGCCGGCGATCTGTACGGCAGTCAGCAGACGCCAACCACCGACTATGAGGGCTCGCCCTATGCCGACTTCGGTCCCAGTCAGACATCCGACCGAACATCATCGGATGTCACCGACTTCCAAGGTTCGCCCTATGCCGATATGGGGCCGCCCACCACCAGCGGGCGCGAACCCGGATTGCTCAGCAGCATCTACACCGCGCTCAATCCCAATAATTGGGTCGATATCAACTCACCTACCGGCATGCCGTTTGGGATGCCTACCACCGCATTCGACATGCAGGCGCGCGGCGAGCAGGGCCGGGGCCCCGATAGTCTCGCCACCCAATTGGGGATCGATAGCCTTGTCGCCGGGCCGTCGCGAGGGTCGCCCGTTTTTGGTGTTACCGGCTTGAATGTCGGCCCGTTGGTTCACGACCCAACCCAGCAACAAGTCCAGAATGTCGAGGTTGTAGCGCCGCCACCTGCTCCGGAAGTGCAACCACCAGCGCCGGAAGTGCAGTCGCCGCAGCAACAGCAGGAAGCCCCGCAGCAACAGCCAGAGGCGCCCGCACAGCAACAGCAGCAGGAACAACAACAGGCACAGCAGCAACAGGAAGCAGCACAGCAGCAGCAGGAAGCCCCGTCGGGGCAACAGCAGCCGACCGCACCAGTCGAGCAACAGCAGGACGCGCCGCCACCAGCGCTACCGATTTCGCCGGAAGTGCAACAGGCCGTGCAACAGGCCGTGCAAGAGGCGCAGCAGCAGGCCGCACGAGAGCAGCAACAAGAGCAATCCCGCCAGCCCAGTTTGGTTGATATGCTGCCGCCGCAAGCGCCGCAGGCTCCATTCTCGCAGCAGCCGACTGCGCCGATCGGCCCGCGCGAGCAGCAGCCCGAGGCCCAACCGCCAGGCGACCAGCCGCAGCACGATGACGACGCGCCCGAACCAGAGGGAGATCGTAGCACCCCGACTACAGATCGGCCGGGGATCACCCCGCCAGGCAACATTCCCGCCCAGCCCGGTGCCGTCATTGGACAAAATGGTATCTATTCTAGGTCGGAAACCGACAACAGAAGCAATCCCTATTATCGCGACAGTGGCCGCACCGATTATCCGCAAGGCCGCCCTGGCGTTGACTTCCGCACCGCCCGACAAGCCGGGATCGAGCCGAATTTTCGCACCGGTGACAACAATGTGAGCGATTTGGACTCGCGCTTAATTGCGAATATCAATCGCCTGCTCGCCGACCCGCGCACGCCGCAATATGTCCGCGATGAATTGACCGCTAGCAGCGGATATCGTCCGGCGCACCGCGGCGAAGCTCATGAACATCTGATGGACCCGCGCACGTCGCAAGAAAGTGTCTATACGCGCTATCAAGGCGGTCGCCTTGGCCCAGCAGCCCGGCCCGGTAATTCCAATCACGGTCATGGCCGAGCCATCGATTTTCAACACGGTCGAGCGCGGGATTATGTACGCGCCCATGCTCGTGAGTTTGGGCTTCAAACATTGGGCGTTCGCAACGGCCGAATTTTCGATGAACCTCACATCGAGTTGAGCGACGCGCGTGGCGCTGGCGGCAACCGACCGAGCGCGCAGGAGCAGCAGGACCAGCGCGCAATAGATGCGCGCAACCGACAAGAGGCTGCCGCTCGCGGGCTGATACCGGGGCAGCAGCAAACTCAAGTGCCGTTGCCAAGGCCGGGTCCGCTCCCGCGCGAGGGTGCTGTCGCGCCACCCCCGCAGGAGGCTCAGCAGCCCGCCCCGCCCCGCCCGCCGGCCGATATCCCGCCGCCCGCCCCAACCAATTTGCCGCCCGACGCGCCAACAGATGAGCCAGCAGCGCCGACATCCTTCACACCGCCGGCGCGGGGCCGCGCGGACCCCATGATGTTAAATCGCGCAATAGAGGCAATCGCCGCCCAGGCCATAAAGGGGATAGGACCCCAAACCACCAGGGAGCAAGCCGAAGCGAAGGGAGCGACAGGAAGGGCAGCATTGATGGCGGCTGGGGTTCCCGCTCCCATGGCCAGGGCCGCAATGTTGAATACGGCTATCAAGACCGCGACCGCGATGGGTTATGGCCCCAACTATACGGTGTTTGGGATCAATATGTGGTCAAAGGTCCAAAGCAAGATTGCTGAAGCTATTGATCAGGCAATGCAGGGCTACCAACCGGCCGCACATCCGGCACAGGGCCCGCCCGCGCCGGTCTACGCACCCGGCCGGCAAGGGGCGTTGGATCAGCCGTTCCGGGTTGCTGACACCGATCGGGCTGACACCGAGCAAGCCTCGTTGCCCAGCTCGCTGCTCAGCATGCTGTCACAACTCAATCCCATCAGCACCGCGGAAGCGCGCGGCGTGCGCGGACCATCGCGCGACGAGATCGCCGCCATTGAACTTGCCAGAGAGGGCGGCTCAATGGGCGGGCAACCTGGGCGCAGCGTCGTCGGCAGCAAAATCTTCACGTTCTATGCGCCCGGTGCTTCGGGTGCGAAGGGCACGGAAGGCCCGATGATCGGGTCAAGAGCAAATGCACTGACCACCCTCGATGACATCCGAAGCGGTCGAGCCGATGTCGTTTCACTTGCCGGCCATCCCAGCCAGTTCGGGCAGACGATGTTTATCGGCAACATCACCTACACCAGCCCGATCGACGGCAAGACCTACACGCTCAACAATGTCATGGGCCGCGTCGACGACACTGGCGGCGAGTTCAGGGGGAATGCAAATCCTGACCTGAACCAGTTCGACATCGCGGTCGGCAATTTCGGCAAGGGATGGAATGACACGAGCGCGGGCAAATTTGTCGCCACCAACTACGTGACCGCAAATCCGGGCCGCGGTATCGGCTCCGATGTTGCCACCTCGCCGGACGTATCATCGCCGGCCGTTGCAGCTACGCCGCAGGCCGAGCCGGTTGAGGCCCGCGCTGAAGGCGGCCCGGTGAAAAAAGGCAAGCCTTATCTCGTCGGCGAGGAAGGCCCGGAAGTCATCGTGCCGGACGAGCCGGGCACGGTGCTGGCGCACATGCCGCAACCGGGCAGGGGCGATCCCAGGATCGGCCGCTGGCCCAAGGTAACAGCCCCGGATTATCCCGGCCGCTACAGGGGCCTTGAGGGCGGGATCAAGCAAGCAATACGCAATGCGCAAGACCCAGCACCCACTCTGATGGATATGGTCGACAGTGGCCAACTGCGGCTCAATGCCAACTGGCAAAGGATGCTCAACGATCCGGCGCTGATCGCGCTGGGGCAGTCGCGCATGCGGGACATCACGCAGCCGGGAGACTACGAAGCACCGGAAGTCCCCGCGATCGACCAAAGCCCGAACGAGCTGTCCCGGCAGCTGGGCTACGATGCCATTCGCCGGCCGTCACGGCGCGTGATCATCGGCAACAAGAGTTATTAGGAGGCAACAATGGCCGATCCTATGCTGGGCGCTGGCGCCCCGTCCTTGCTGCAGATGGCGCAGGAGGATCAACCGCAGCCGCTGTTCCTCGACCCGATGTTTGCCGGCCCCGGCGGCTCGTACAATGAACCCACCTATCTCTCTCAGGTCTTTCAGAATGCAGCGCAGTCGAACGTCAACACCGCCGCTCGCGATCTGCTAAATCCGTCGCAGGCGCAGTTCGGTACCTGGGCTCCAAGCGATCTTGCGGGCAGGGCGGGGGCGTCCGGTCAGCAATTCGCCCACTCCCCTGACATGAACCAATACTTCGACGCCTCCGGTCAGCCCCGAGCGGACGACCCGCGAAAGGTGGCAGCCGATGCTGGCATCAACATCCAGCAACTGGCGGGCGGGCTGTCGCCGCGATATGGCAGCAGATACGGGCGACAAACTCAGGGCTACGACTTCCCCAATGACAAGGGCGGCTTTTTCAAAATCGAGGACCTTTACCGGAACAACCCGCGCGGCGTGCCGCAAAGCCAAACCTTCGGCCAAGGCGGGCTGTCCACCAACAACTGGCGTCTGTTGGGCATGGGACCGGGTTGGGTCATGCGCAACGGGTTTTTGATCGACACCCAGAGCGGCGGCGTTGGCATGGGCGGGCCGGCCGGATGGGTTCCGAGCGGCGGTAACAGCGGCGAGCAGAGCATGCCAGGGCGAGCCACGGCTCTCGGCGCGGGAACGGCCTATGGCGTGCCCAACATGCTGCAGTCGGGGATGGGGCAGCCGCTGACCTTTGGTTGGCCGGGGGCCACGCAGTGGTTCCACGATCCCGGCGCGACGCCCGACGCCGGCATGGGTGGTTAGCATGGCCGCCAAGAAAAACCGCGTCTACACCGAAACCTCGCGCAAGAAAATCAGTGCATCGAAGCTGATCGGCCGGCTGATGGAGCACATCGACGGCAAGATTTCATTGGAAATGTCGCAGGTGCGCGCGATCGACATTTTGTTGAAGAAGATCATTCCCGACCTGACTAGGACGGAATTGCGCGCCGAGGTGACGCACAATTTCGTAATCGAGGTGCCGGCCACATTGACGCGCGAGCAGTGGTTGGAACGATACAAGGTGCCGGCGCTGCCGCCGCCCAAAATCAATGGCGGCACGCTGCAGTGATCGCATGGAACAGCAGATCGTCTGGAGTGCCGGGCTAAATCCCGCGCAGTGGTGTCTGCTCGAATGCCCGGTATTCGAGATTTTTTTCGGCGGCGCCCGCGGCGGCGGCAAGACCGACGCCATGCTGGGCGAGTGGGCCAAGCACGCTGGACTGTACAAGGAGCACGCGATCGGCCTGATGATCCGGCGCACGCGAACGGAACTGGTGGAGACGATCGAACGCTCCAAGGAAATCTATGCTCCGCTCGGCTGGGACTTCAACGAAACCGAGAAGCGCTGGCGCGCCAAGAACGGCGCCAGGCTGCGCTTTGCCTATCTGGAAAGGGACGCCGATGCGGACCAGTACCAGGGCCACTCGTACACGCGGATCTACGTCGAGGAGGTTGGCAATTTCCCGAGCCCGGCGCCAGTCCTTAAACTCATGGCCACACTTAGATCAGGCGCAGGAGTACCTGTTGGCCTCCGGGCGACCGGCAACCCTGGTGGTGTCGGGCACCACTGGGTGCGAGCACGCTACGTTGATCCTGCACCCTTGGGACACGAGATCATTGTCGACCCACTGAGCGGCCTCGAGCGCATCTACATCCCATCGCGGGTGGAGAATAACCAGTACATCGACACCGAGGCCTATAAGCAAAGGTTACGCTCGGCCGGCTCGGCTGAACTGGTGCGGGCCTGGCTTGACGGTGATTGGTCGGTGGCGATCGGTGCTTTTTTCGACAACTGGTCGAACGACAAGCACGTCATCCGGCCGTTCGAGATCCCGAAGGCGTGGATGCGTTTTCGCGCCATGGACTGGGGCAGTGCCGCTCCGTTCTGCGTGCAGTGGTACGCCGTGGTTCAGGACGATTACGAACTGTCAAGCGAAAAAAGTGGGGTGTTTATTCTCCCTCGGGGGTGCCTGGTTTGCTACCGCGAGTATTACGGCATGGTGCCGGGCAAGCCCAATGTCGGCATTAAGCGCCACGCCGACTATGTCGGCAAGGACATCGCCAGGAAGGAAGATGGAGACACTATTTCATATGGCGTGCTTGACCCGAGCGCTTTCGCAGAGGACGGCGGCCCCTCCATCGCCGAACGAATTGCGCAAGGCTCCAAGGGTACGGTCTGGTTCCGCCGCGCCGACAACAAGCGGGTGGCGCAGCGTGGTGCAATGGGTGGCTGGGATCAGCTACGTGCGCGCCTGGAGGGCGACGACGAGGGCCGGCCGATGATCGTGTTCTTCTCCACCTGCGTCGACAGCATCAGAACAATCCCCTTTCTTCAACACGACGCGGATCATCCTGAGGATCTGCTCACGGACTCGGAAGATCACGCAGCCGATTGCTGCAGATATGCCTGTATGAGCCGGCCTTATGTTCCAACAATAGAAAAACCCAAGCCAGAGGACATTTCCGGCTACAAGAAGATGGGCGGCGACAGCGTTCAGCCGGCAGACTGGAAAACCTTTTGAGATGGTGGCGTGACCTCGCGTCGGCGTAAGCCCAGCTCATCCACGCCGCCGGGAGTGTCCCGCGCCGTGGTGGTGATCGCTTCCACTGCCCTCCTGGTGGTGGCGATCATCATCTTTCTGTCGTTCGGCGTCCCACTGCTGAAATAAGGACATTGTCATGCCGATGCGCAGTCAAGCGCAGCGCGCGGCGATGCATGCCGCCGCGGCGGGAAAAAGCACGCTCGAAATTCCGAAGAAGGTGGCACAGGAATTCGTCGCGTCCGACCAGGGCGGCAAGCTTCCTTCTCACGTCAACAAGCGCAAGCCGGTGCTTCACATCGGCCGGAAAAAATACGGTGGCGACTGATGGCACTCACAGCGGCACTGAGCCCTAGCGGCTATTCTGTCGGCGGCATTCAGCCTGGGCCGATGGCCTCGGGTTCGGACGAGGGCGACGAGCGTCCGGGCTTCTGGCCGCTGAGCAAGTACCGCAAGGCCTACAGCACCTACCTCGACAGCAAGACCTTGGAAATTCAGGAGCAGCAGCAGGCCCGGCGCTATCGCCACGGCGCGCAGTGGACCGCCGAGCAGATCAAAACGTTGAATGATAGAAAGCAGCCGGTGGTGACGTACAACCGCATCGGCCGCAAGATCGACGGCATTGTCGGTCTGGTCGATCGGTTGCGGCAGGATCCCAAGGCCTATCCGCGCACACCACAGAACCAGGGCGGCGCTGATCTTGCGACCGCCGTGCTGCGCTACCTGATGGACAGCAACAAATGGAACGAGAAAACCCCCGTCATATCCGAGAATGCCGCCATTGATGGCCTTGCCGGCATTGAACTGAATTTGAAGCAGCGGCAATCCCGCAATCAATTGCCGCAACAGCAGCCGGGCCAGCCGCCCGACATGGATGTGATTTTCGGCGTCGTGGACAATGACGGGTTTTTCTACGATCCGCGCAGCGTGAAGCCGGACTTTTCCGACGCCACCTACATGGGCGTGGGCAAGTGGATCGATCAGGATGTGTTGATCAGCCTGATGCCGCAATACGCCGACAAGATCAAGGAAGGCGACTATTCCGGCGCCGATCTCACCACTAATTCCGACCGCGATAATCGCTGGATGCGGGACGGCACTCGCGACTTCAAGGAAGTCAGGCTGGTGGACATCTGGTTCAAGTCGGGGAGAGTGTGGAATTACTGCCTGTTCACCGGCGCCAACAAGCTGATGGAGGACACCTCGCCGTTCTTCAACGAGTACGACGAGAGCCAGTGCAAATACATCATGTTCTCGGCGGCCATCGATCATGATGGTGATCGCTACGGCTTCCCCCGAAACCTCATGTCGGCGCAGGACGAGATCAATCAGCGCCGATCGAAGGCGCTGCACGAACTCAACAACCGCCGCATCCGCGCCACCAAGGCGGCAGTCGCCGACAACAATGTCGAGGCCCTTAGACGCGAGGGCGCGCGCTCCGACGGGATCGTGCTGTCCCACACCTCGATCGATGATATCCAGTTCGATGACCAAGCCAAGCAGGCCGCGGTCATGGGACAATTGGAAATGCTGCGCGAGGCCAAGTCGGAAATCGAGAACTTCGGGCCTAATCCCGCCCTGGTCGGCCAAGGCGCTGGTGGTGTTGGCGGTTCGTCCGGTCGCGCCATCAATCTCCTTCAGCAGGCCGGCATTGCCGAACTCGGCCCCTACATGACGCAATTGCGTTCGTGGAAAATCCGGGTCTACACCGCGCTGTTCAATGCCGCGACCAAATACTGGACCGCGGAACGCTGGATCAGGGTCACCGACAAGAACGGCCAGCCGCAGTTCGTCGGCCTCAATCAGATGCAGATGGATCAGCAGACCGGCCTGCCGCAGATGGTCAATCCGGTGGGCGACCTGGATGTCGACATCATATTGGACGAAGGCCCCGACACTATCACCATCATGCAGGACACCTACGACGCCATTGCGCAGGCCTTGCCGGCAATCGCACCGATGCTGTCGCCGGATGCGGCCAAGGCGGTGATGGAGGTGCTGATTGAAACCTCGCCATTGCCGGCCGACGTGAAGAAGAAATTCACTGACGCCGCCGCGCAGGCGCAGCAGCAGCCTTCCCCCGAGCAGCAGAAGCAGCAGGCCGACATGCAGATGAAGCAGGCCGAACTGCAGATGAAGCAGCAAGAGAACAAGGACAACTTGCAACTGGAAGCCGCCAAGGTGGTGCAGCAAGGAAAACTGAAACAGTTCGAGGCCATGACCGACGCGCAGCTGGCGCGCGAGAAGGCTGCGCTCGATGCCGAATTGGCGCAATTCAAGGCGGTCGCGGACGCCCAGACCAAGCGCGCGCAGGCGCTGGCGGGGCCGCAGTTGCATATTCCGCAATAGAGCTCGTCCGCCCCACGATACGGGGCCCGTTTCGATCCCACGGCATAAGGATCGTCCGCCTCGTCCCGGCGATATGGGGCGTTTCGTCTGTCCACGATACGGGCAAAGCAGAGGACACCACACCCATGGCTGACACTGACACCAACCCCACCAATGGCGGGGGTGGCGGCGAGGATATTGTCGTTACCGATCGCCAACTGTTCGACAGTGCCATAAGCGACCCCGAGCCGGCTTCCGAGCCGGCACCGGTACCTTCCCCGGAGCCTCCACAAGCTCCACCACAAACTCCACAAACTCCACAGGAAGGTGGCCAACGTGCCCGCGACGAGCAGGGCCGGTTTACTGCGCAGCAGCAGCCGCCCCCGCAGCAACCCCGACAACAACCGCCAACGGGTCAACCGCAGGCGGCGCAAAGTCAGGATCATCGCGTACCGTTGCGGGAATTGCTGGAAGAGCGTGACCGGCGCAACCGCATCCAGGCCGAGAACGACCAGATGCGGCAGCAATGGCAGCGGCTGCAATACGAGCAGCAGCAGCGCGAGCTCGCCTACCAGCAACAGCAGATGCCGCAGACGATCTACGACAACCCCGACCAATATCTCGTTCACAACGTCATCAATCCATTACGTCAGCAGATGCAGATGGAGGTGATGTCGAACAAGGACGCGATGTCGCGGGAATTTGCCAACGTTCAGTTTGGCGTTGAAACGGTGGAAACCGCCTTGAAGGCAATGGCGCAGGTGCGTCACAGCCCGCAGGGCAATTTCATCTTTCAACAGATCATGTCGAGCGGTCATCCTTATGGCGCACTGGTCAATTGGTTCAACTACGCCAAGCAGCAACAGGAAATCGGTGACCCCGGTGCCTGGAAGCAGAAGCAGCAGGAAGCCTGGCGCAACGATCCAAAAGAGCAGGAAGAAATGGCCCGGCGCTGGTGGGCGCGGCAACAGCAAAATCAGCCACGCGGCAATGGTGCTCAACCCAATGTGAACTTGCCGCCTTCGCTGTCCTCGATGCCGTCCTCGTCGGGCCGCCTCGAGCAGTCGGGCGATATGAGCGACGCCAGTCTTTACAACTTCGCCACCCGATAAACCGGCCGCAATTCCCGACCTGATCACCCGCCGCGTGGCGGGTTTTTTGTTGGGGAAACGGCCCAGCAGAAAGGACCGACGGCCATGGCCGTTTCCACCGTTCAAGCCAACAACAAGTTGGTCAAATACACGCAGCAGATCAATCGTGAATGGGTCAGGGAGAATATGTTCTCGGCCTACATGGGCGAGGACATCAACAGCATCATTCGCCGGCGCATGGAGCTCAAGAGCGGCGGCGAGCAGATCAACATTCCGCTGGTCACTCGGCTGCGAGGGCAGGGCGTTTCCACCGGACCGTTGGTTGGTTTCGAGGACGAGATCGACGATTACGGCATGCGCGTCTGGGTCGAATGGGCCCGTAATGCCGTGGTCACCAAGAAGTCGGAAATGCAGAAGGACAGCGCCGACACCTTCGGCGAGGCCAAGCCGCTACTTTCGGACTGGCTGCAGGAGGTAACCCGCGACGAGATCATCGCGGCATTTATGGCCCTTCCATCGGCAATCCAACCGACCGCCGGCACCCGTGTTAACGGCATCCAGTTCGACCTGGCCACCGTCGCGCAGCGCAACACCTGGCAGACCGACAACAACGACCGCATCCTGTTCGGCGCTGCGGTCAGCAACTTGTCGGCCGGCAACTTCGTCACTTCGCTGTCCAACGTCGACACCACCGCGGACAAATTCACCGCCGCCAGTCTCTCGTTGATGAAGCGGGTGGCGATGAATGCCGACCCGCGCATTCGGCCCTACAAAACCCGCGACGGTTACGAGTATTATGTCTGCTTCGCCGGTCTGAGTTCGTTCCGTGATCTTAAGCTTGATCTGGCGGTGGTGAACAAGGATGCCCGGCCCAGAGAAGGCCGGCAGGTCAATGGTGCGCCCGACAATCCGCTGTTTCAAGACGGGGATCAGATCTACGACGGCGTGATCGTCCGCCTGGTGCCGGAAATTTCTCGCTTTGTGGGAACGACGGCAAATCCCGGCCCGTGGGGCGTCCCTTCGGGTGGCAATCTGCTATTGGCGGGCGCGGCTAGTGCCAGGGTCGAGCCGGTCTTCCTCTGCGGCCAGCAGGCGGCGGCCATTGCCTATGCGCAGATGGCGAAGCCTACCTTCCGGCAGGAGGATGATTATCAATTCATCAAAGGCGTCGGCATCGAGGCGGCCTATGGGGTTGCGAAAATGTACAAACTCCATCCCAAGGCTGGCACCGCCCTGAAGCAATGGGGCGTCGTTACCGGCTTCTTCGCCTCGGCTTCGGATTAAGGAAAGGAACACAACAATGGTTGCCAATCTCCAAACTGCGGTTCCTTCCCAGGACATGGGCTATCGTGTTGAACAGGTCATGCTGGCCCGGATCAATTTCGACAGCCCGACGACAATCAATGTCGGCGGACTGCCGGCCAATGCTGCGATCACCGGCATTACCTTCCACACTCAGACTGCGTTCAATGCGGTGACCACTAACAACCTCAATGTCGGGTTTACCGATCCCACCGGCACCTCTACGACTGCCTATGTGTCGGCGCAGGCGATCGGCCCGCTCGGTGTTGCGGCTCCAGCCTTGCCGACAACGGCCATTCCGCTGTCACGGGCAACCACGGTGACGGCGTCCTACACGCAGACCGGCACCGCCGCCACGGCCGGCACCGGGCTGCTCTCGGTTCGGTTCGTGGTTCCGTAAGCAATACCCCTGGGGCGAGGCAATCATGGCCACGACGCTTTTCGCCAGCAACACCCCGTCTCAGGACGCCCAGCGCGAGGCCACACAGGTCATCACTAGCCGGCTGGCGTACAATTCCCCGGCGACCGTCTTCGCCGGGGGGTTGCCGCCACATGCTGTTGTCCTCGACATCACCGTCTACACCACGACGGCATTCAATGCCGGAACGCAGAACAACATCGTCATCGGTCAGTCCGACTTCAGCGGCACCAATCCATCGGCCTACACGGCGGGCACGGCGATCGGCCCGCTGGGCGTGGTCAAGGTACCCCTGACCATGCCGTCGTCGCTGCCGCTGGCGCGGCCGACCTCCATAACCCTGAAATATGACCAGGCTGGAACGCCGGCTAATGCCGGCTCTGCGCTGGTGATCGTTCGCTACGTCGTGCAGCGGCGGGATATCCAGAGCATCGCTCTGGACACCAGCAGCGCTGGCACTTGGCCCAACGCCAGCAACACCGGACCCGCAGCGGGCACAGTGTTCACCACCACAACCGGAAATTTCAACACTTCGTCGGCCGGACAGATTGTCGAGAAGCGGCAGATCGACAATGGCATGGTCATTATCCGACATCCCAACGTTATAATACGAGATTGCATCATCAACAGTCAGGACAGCGCCGCCATCAGCACGGTTGGTGCGGCCTTGTCGGGGTGCCTGGTCGAGCGGTGCCTATTGACCGGGATTGGCGGGGCCAATGGTATCTCGCCGGACTTCGCCCCCAACATCGAGATTAGGTTTTGTGACATCAGCGGCTACGTCAACGGCATCGTCATCGGCGATACCGGGATGAACATTCACGACAACTACATTCACGGACTGTTTTCCATCACCGGCCCTGGATCGCATATTGACGGCATTCAGGGCGCGGGCGGGTTTACGTCCCTGATCATCCGGCACAACACGATCGTGAGCTGGGACACCAGTTGCATCATCCTGCAGACCGAAGGGGGCGGTTTTTCTGGCGTGGTGATCGATAACAATCGGTGCCTGTTCGATGCCGCGCACGTTGGCTCGGAACTGGGTTATGGCATCCTGTGCCAGAGCATCAATGCCAACGTCGCGCAGGATGTCACCATCACCAACAACCGCATTCAGAAATCACAACTCGCGCAGAACTACATCTTTATTCATAACCTGACCAATCCGGTAACCATCAGCGGAAATGTGGACGACACGACTGGACTGCCCGTAACGGCCGACATTGGATGATCCGATGACCGATCCGGTTTACCTCACCTGGCTGGGGGACGGCGAAGACGGCTGTTCCCCAGCCGTGCAATGGTGCGGGATTGAATTTCCAATTGGTGTGCCGGTGGCGGTGGACGATCCGTACATGATCGGCAAGGCCAAGAACAACCGCACCTTCCGGGTCGAGATCAAGACTGAACCCAATATGTTTGTTGAGGCGCCCAAGTTCACCGCGTTTGCCTATGCCGGGCCGCCGGCGCCGCCGTTGGAGGAACAGATCGCAGTCCTGACCGCGCCGCCAGTGAAACGCGGACCAGGCCGGCCAAAGAAGGTAGTGCCTAATGCCGATCATCAATAATTACGGCTCGCTCAAGACCGAGCTCAGCGGCTCGCTGTTTCATTCGCGGTTTGCCGCTAATTACGCTCGCGCTGTTACCAGTTTTGAGGCGGTGGCCAATCGCCGGCTGCGTACCCGGCAGCAGGAAGCAATGGCTGTGCTCACGACCGATGACATCACCTTGTCCTCGCCGTTCTTTGTCATCATGCCGGGCTCGACATTCGTGCCGGATGACTATCTGCTCTGGCGCACGGTGCTGTGGACCGGCAGAACGCCGTCGGTGGAGTTGGACTACGTCCACCCTGCCTATCTGCGATCGACGTGGATCGAGCAGGATCACGGCAACCCCAAGGTGTTCACGATCGACGGCGATATATTCACCACTCGCCCGCGCGACAATGCGGACGGCATCTACGAATTCCACTACTACCAGAAGATCCCCAGCATTGTCGGCACCCAGAATGGCGATAATGGTACTAACTGGCTGATCAGCGATCATCCCGACCTGTACCTTGAAGGCGCGCTGACCGAACTGTTCATCCTTGCCCGCAACGGCGAGGCTGCAATCGCGCACAAGCAATTGCGCGACGAGAAATTTGCCGAACTGATCCAGCTATCCGCGCTCACCACCGGCGCGACCTCGCCCTCGGTACGAACCGCGGACTATTTTTGATGTTCAAGATTTACGACGGTAACGGCGAGGTGATGGGGGTTCTACCATTGACCGAGCGGCAACAGGCCATTCTCGACAGCGGCCAAGAGTTGGTGGTGATCTATCACACTCCGCAATTACTCCAACACATGCTCGGCAATCGCAGCGGCTCAGTTGTGCTGGTCAAGGACGGCGAGGAAATCCGAACGACGACGCCAGAAGCCACCCGGAAGTTTCTCGATTTGCAAGCTGCGGTTAAGGCGGCGCGGGAGCCGAATTGATGCCAAAAGTACCGGTACCGTGGGACGAGTGGCGGCCAGACATTGCCACCCTTGACAGCAAGTTCTGCAACGACGTTGAGAATGTATTTCCCGGCATCAATTCCTACATGCCGGTGCCGGATCTGGTGCCGTTCACCGACAGCATCATTCCCCCTCCGCCACTGGCCGGGCCGGTGGTCGGACTGACCTCGGCGCGCACCACCGATGGTGAGTGGCGCATTTACGGCGGTACCCGCAGCAAGCTCTATCGTTGGACTTTGTTTACCGGCTGGGTCGAGGTGGGCAGCGGCTACACCGTGCCGATTGGTGAATTGTGGTCCTTCACCATGTTCGGAAAATACCTGATCGCGGTCCAGATCGGGGACACGCCACAGTTCTGTGATGTCGATGCCAATACGAATTTTGCTCCACTGACCAACTTCCCCGTGGGGGAAAAGGCACACAACGTTCGCACCATCGGCGATTTCGTGATCATGGGCGGGCTACTCTCCAACCGCAGGAAAATCATGTGGTCGGGGATCAATGATCCCTTCAGTTGGACCCCCGGCATCAATCTTTCAGACGAGCAGGAAATGCCGGACGGTGGTCCCATTATGGGGATAAGTGGCGATAAAATTGGTTATGTCTGCCAGGACCGGGCCATCCGGCTTTTGCAATTCTTGCCCGGTGATACGACGTTTATTTTCTCGCTGTCGAAGGTGGTGTACGACCGCGGCTCGATCTCGGAATTTGGATACACGAGTATCGGCGACACGCTGTATTTTCGAGCCGAGGATGGTTTCTATGCTCTGTCCGGTTCAACCCTGATCCCGATCGGCCATGAGAAGGTCAACGAGTGGTTTTTGGCCCACAGCGATATCGGCCGCGCGAATATCGTCCAAGCCATTACTGCGGTGCGACCGTTCATCGCTTGGGCCTATCATGCCTCCAGCGGCTCGCCCGCCAACTATTACGACAGCGTCATCATCTTCAATTGGAGCAATCAGCGTTGGTCGAGGTGGAAGATCAATGCGCAGATGTGGGCATCGTCGGCGGTGTCCTCGACCAATCTCGATCTTGACACTACGGGACCGGAACCCGGCGATGAATGGCTGGAATGGGCCGGAACACCACAGCCGCGCCCGTTGGACAGTTTTGCCTATCAGGGTGGTAGGCCGCGCGTGGCGGCAATCAATCCTGACGGCTATTTGTCGGAACTGGCCGGCCCCAATCTGCAGGCCACCCTGGAAAGCGGTGACTTGCATTTGGTACCGGGTAATCGCGCCATGGTGGGCGAAGTTTATCCTTTGGCTGATAGTGCCGAGGGCTTGATCTACGACGGTACCAGCGAACGACTGCAAGACAATGTCGTATGGTCGCAAGCCTTTCCGATCGAAATCACCGGCTTGGCGGCGGTCTATATCTCGGCCCGCCTGCATCGCTTTCGTCACATCATTCCGCGCTCGAGCAAGTGGACCCACGCGCAGGGCGTGGTCGTGGATGCACAGGATGATGGGAGTGTGGCCTGATGGATGTCCCGTGGCGGCGTGATTTCGACGCCGCCCGTGATCCCTACACCGCAAGAAACGCGCTCGGGATCACGTCGACCGGCGGCAGCGGCGGTGGCGCTCCCACCAGTGCGGAGTATATCACTGCAACTGCCGATCCGACGCTGACCGCCGAGCGGGTGCTGACCAACACGGCGTCAATAACCTGGGACTTCTCGACGCCTGGCGAGGCCAAGGCCAGCACGACCGCCGGCGGCGGCAATGTCAGCAATTCCGGTACGCCCACATCAGGGCAGTATGCCCGTTGGGTGACGGCTACGACCATTGCCGGAGTGGCGCCGGCGACAGTGCTTTCCGACATTGGGGGGGCGCCGCTGGCTTCGCCAACCTTCACCGGCGATCCAAAAGCACCGACACCGGCGACCGCAGATAACGACACCTCGATCGCCACCACCGCCTATGTGCAGGCGCAAGGCTATCTGACTACCGCAACCGCAACGGCAACCTATCAGCCACTCGATGCTGATCTGACCGCAATTGCCGCGCTGACTGGCACAAACACAATCTTCTATCGGTCTGCCAGCAATGTTTGGTCGCCGGTTGTTGTCTCAACCGGGCTTTCGTTCAGCGGCGGTAATCTGACCAATACGGTTAGCACGGCGGGCTTGGCACCACTCGCCAGCCCGGTATTCACCGGCGATCCGCAGGCGCCGACGCCGGCCACGGCTGACAGCGATACTTCGATCGCCACGACTGCATTTGTCAAAGCACAAGGTTATGTCACCGGCGGCCCATTCCAAGCACAAGATGCCACGCTTACCGCGCTTGCTGCCTACAACACCAACGGTCTGCTGACGCAGACGGCGGCCGACACCTTCACCGGCCGCACCATCACCGGCCCGGCGGCCGGCATCACGGTCAGCAACGGCAACGGCGTAGCTGGCAATCCGACGCTGGCGCTGGCCAATGATCTGGCGGCGCTGGAAGCGCTCGCCGGCACCAACACGATCTACTATCGCAACGGCGTCGACAGTTGGGCCGCTGTCAACGTTTCAACCGGGCTATCGTTTTCGGGCGGCAATCTAACCGCCACCGGCAGCGGCGGCAATGTCAGCAATTCCGGTACGCCCACATCAGGGCAGTATGCCCGTTGGGTGACGGCAACCACGATCCAGGGTGTCGCGCCGGCGACAGTGTTGAGCGACATCGGCGCGGCGCCGATCGGCGCGGAATACGTCACGTCGACGGCTGACGCGACACTGACCAGCGAGCGCGTGCTCACCGACACTGCGACGGTGACATGGGACAGAACGACTGCAGGACAGATCAAGGCAAATGCGGTGGCTGGTGGCACCGCTACCCCCGTCCCGCCGCAAGGCCGGCTGACGCTGCAGACCGCCACACCGGTGATGGTCACGACGCAATCGGCAAAGACGACGATCTATTACACGCCATATGTTGGTGATCAGGTGCCGATCTATAACGGCACCACCATGACGCCAACAACGTTCACGGAATTGAGCGTTGCCACCACCGACACCACCAAAAGCCCCGCTGCCATCGGCGTATCAAAGGTCAACGATTGGTTCGTGTGGAATGATGCGGGCACGATCCGACTAGGACATGGCCCCGATTGGACCAGCGACACGGCGCGATCTGCCGGCACCGCGCTAACAATGGTCAACGGCATTCTGCTCAACAATGCCGCGATCACCAACGGGCCGGCGGCTTCGCGCGGCACCTATGTCGGCACCACGCGCAGCAATGCGTCGTCGCAACTCGATTGGATATTCGGGGGCGTCAATGCCGGCGGAACACCGGGATTTTTCGGTGTATGGAATGCCTATAATCGCATAGATGTGGCGTCGTTGACCAAGGACAGTACCGACTCGTGGACTTATGCCACCGCTGCCTGGCGGTCATCCAATGGTAGCGCCAACATGCGAGCGAGCTACGTGTGTGGGCTTGGCGAAGATACGTTTGGCGCCCGGTTCTATTGTCCGGTCAGCGGCACTGGCGGCGGCTCCATTGGAGTTGGGTTTGATACTGCTCTGAATTATTCAGGCACGACAAGTCAGGTGAACCAGGCAACATTTGCAACGTGTATCGGTGAAGCCATAGGTTTGGGTTTAGGTTTTCATTTCTTCCAGGCGCTTGAATATGCAGTGACCGGAGCAACAGCGACTACATTTTATGGCGACCAAGGCGTCGGCATCAATCAACAAAATGGCTTGTTCTTTTATGGAAGAATGTAAATGGACGCTGGGACACTGCACGACGCCATCGCTGAGGTCTGTCCGATCACCTCAGTCAGTATCGGAAAGGGCGACGATCGCGCGACATGGAGTTATCAGCCCGAAGCGTCAGCCACGCCGCAACAGATCGCGGCGGCCGACAATGTCATTGCTACGATCCCAATCAACCCGAAGACAACGCTTGCAAGCACCGAGTTCATCGGACGGTTCACCAATGCGGAATATCGCGCCGCAACAGCGACGACATGGCGGCAGACCGGCGGCAATGCGAAAAATTGGGATGTCGTGGCGTTCGACAGTTCGATCAACTTGAACAAGAAAAAATGCACGACGCTGAAAACATCGCTCGTGACTGACGGCATTCTGACGCAAGCGCGCGCAGACGAGATATTCAGTTAGGAACCCTCTCATGCCAAGCCCCGGTGAAGACATTCAGAGTTGGTCGGTAACGGCTGCAGATAATGGAACGGCCGATCCGTTGATCAATTGGGTCGAGGGGCAAACCCGCGCGTCGGTCAACAATTCCTCACGCTCGGAAATGGCCGCGCATGCCAAAGATCGCAATCTGAAAAACGGTTCGATTGTCACTACCGGCACTGCCAACGCGCAGGCATTTCTTTCCGGGCAGACCTACACGACCATTCCCACCGGTCTGGTGGTCAAGCTTAAGGTCGGATCGGGCCTGACCAACACCAGTTCCGTCACCCTCAACATGGATGGCCTCGGCGACACGCTGGTCAAAACCTCGAACGGCAGCAATCTTCTGGGCGGGGAGCTGGTCAGCGGGTGCTACACCGATTTCATCTACGACGGGAGTAATTGGATTTTTCTCTATTCGCAGCAGTTCATTGATGACCAGTTACACGGCGGCGGCGGCGTCGTCATCGGGAAACAGATTTTCAGCACGCCAGGAACGATTTCATACGTTCCGACGCCGCAGACGGAATGTTGCATCATCGAATGCGTCGGCGCCGGCGGTGGCGGTGGTGTGGGATTTGGTGCAGCCGGCCTGTACATGATCGGTGCCGGCGGCGGAAGTGGTGGTTACAGCCGCACATTGGCAACGGCTGCACAGATCGGCGCCTCGCAAACCGTTACCATCGGCGCTGGTGGGGCTGGCGGCGTCCCGGGGGCATCCCCTTTCAACAATGGGCAACCTGGCGGCGATACCAGCGTCGGCGCGCTGTGCATCGCCAAGGGCGGGCTCGGTGGTGAATTCTCGGCCTCCATTCCCCAGCAAAATGGCTTGGGCGGCGCCGGGGGGCCTCCCGGTACTGGCGATGTGACTGCGGCTGGCGCTCCCGGCGATGGCGGGTTCTTTAATAGCCAAAATAATCAGATCGGTTGTCGTTCTGGCCTGGGCGGCTCCAGCATCATGGGCGGTGGCGCTCCTGGAACGAATGGCGGCAATGGATTTAATGCCAGCAACTATGGTTCCGGCGGGTCCGGCGGTTCATCGTATGATGGGGTGCCTTACAACGGCGGCGCTGGCACGTCTGGATTTGTCATCATCACCGAGTTTGCCGGCCGCGGCGCACCGGGGCGTGATGGTCCGCAAGGCCCGATCGGCCCACCTGGGCCGTCAGGATCAGGAACTGGTGACGTGCTGGTGTTTGGCACTCCGGTGGCTGGGCAAGTCGCCGTCTGGCAAGACACATCGCACATCACCGGAAGAACCTTTGCTTTTGTTCTTCCGAATTACCTCGGTGGCCTGACACTTGCGAACAACGGTGCATCGCCGTTGAGCAAGCTCGACATCGGGATCGGCGGCGCAGCGTCGGACGACAACGCCGCAATGATGAATTTTTCCACGGCGGGATTTAACAAGGACTGCACCGCGACCTGGACGGTGGGTTCTGGTGGCGGCGCCCGCGATGCCACCGGCTCGCCGGGGCTGACGGCCAGCACCTGGTATCATGTCTTTCTGATGATGCGGACGGATACTTTGGTGGTTGATGTGCTGGTGTCGATCAGCGCAACCGCACCGATCTTGCCGTCGCCCTATGACAAGAAACGGCGTATTGGTTCGTTCAAGACCAATGCAAGCGCAAACATCATTGCATTCTCTCAGCACGGGGATGAATTTTTATGGCGCGTGCCGATCGGCGAACTCAATAATGTTTCCGTATTTCCGTCTTTGACGACGGTACTTAGTGGCGTACCAACCGGGGTCAAGGTACGAGCGCGCTTGCGGGGAATAACAACCAACAATGCGGGAGCGTCCGGTCTAGTTATTGTTTCGCCGGATGAGAGTGGCAATACAGCGCTTGGCAGCCCGGCGGGGAACTTCGACGCGTATATCTCGAACACTAATTTAGTGCACGCTTTTAATGTCATCGTAAGAACCAACACGCTCGCTCAGATCATATCGATAACAAGCGGCGGCTCTACGGTCATGTCGCTTTCGTCCTACGGCTGGTTCGATGAGCGCGGGAAATAGCTTGCGGCTGATCCCGATCCCGATCACGCAGGAGTGCCTGACCGCCACCGCATCGCACTGGATGCCGTTTCTGCCATCGATTGCCAAGCGCTCCAAGCAGACCGTGCAGGAACTGATCCGTCAGGCCGTGCGCGGCGAGGTGCGTATGACCCTGGTGTGGGACGACACGACCAACAAGGCCCAAGCCCTGGTCGGGGTGAAGATGCACATGCGCGGGCCTGACCTGATTGCGGAAATCGTGTGGGCCACTGGCCGCGATCACAAGGCCTGGATCGACTTATTGCCTGAACTCGAAGCGATGCTCAAGCAGGCCGGGACGGTGGAATGCCGGCCGATCTGCCGGCCGGGGTGGAGTAAGGCGCTCAAGGCCAGAGGCTACAAGCTCACGCATTTACAGATGGAAAAGGTGCTCTGATGGGATCGAGCAGCAGTCAAACCCCAGTCACCCAGCAAACCACGCAGAACCGAGATCCATGGTCGGCGGCGCAGCCG